GTTCATTTGCTATTTCTTCTAGAATTGACTTTATCATAATATTTCGTTTATATTCTATAATATACTAAATATATAATTATATATGAAGAATTTTATATTAAACTATAATTTATTTGAAAGTAGTAATTCGGTAATAGGCTTACCTGGGTTTATAACTACTTTAAATGAAGCATATCCGGGCAATGATGACCTTTTTAAAGAATTATCAGACTATATAATAAATTCAGGTTGCCCTGCTATAAAATTCGAGGCAATATATGGAGCACAGGGAATATCTAAAACTGACGAGTGTATAATCAATAAATCTACTCTAAAAAAGAATATATCTGAAGTATTGTATGTTATATTGCATGAAATATCACACCAATATCAATATTCTAAATACGGTAAAAATGTCATGTGGGATGCTTATAGTTCAAATATAGATATAGACACGGCTGTTGATTTATTGATGAATATAGAATTAGTAGCGGATAGGTTAGCTTTTTTAAAGACAAATAATATGATACGTAATCATAATATAAAGGATGCAGCGGAAGTTACTCCTTTTTATAGTAAAATTGATAAATCTTATTATAAGAGGCACTTGGAAAGATTAAGAGATGAAGTTAGTAAAAAGGGAATGACATCTGTGAATCAAGTGAATGAGTATATGTATAATAAGCTTAAGGTGCAACCTAAGCCTATATCAAGGATAGGATACGGTTACAATACGGTTACATCTAGAGGAGTTCCTAGAAACGCTCCTAAGAAGAATACGTTTAATAACCAATCTGAAATAGATAAGATTTTAGATAAGCTTTCACAAAGTAGTTGGTCAAATTTAACTGATAAGGAGAAGGGAATACTTAGATCAGCTAGCAAGAAATAAATCAATAGAATGAGTATCTATATTTGATAACGTGTTGTCCATTGATTTACTAATTGAATCTATTCTACTCACTAAAGACTTTATTCCAATTAATTTGCTTTCGTATTCACAATCTAATCCTTCAGTTGGAGATGTACTAGTCCATAAAAATTGTTGTTTATTATTGAATGAACCTGCTTTAGTTATTGTTACATAAGTATCATCTAAATCTATACATAACTGTTGTACCTTAAATGTTGATATTTTCATTTATAAATTTTAGATATTACATTCTTTAAGTCTAATAAATCTTTACGATACATATCTATGGGTAGAACACCTTTAATATATATTAACTCTTTAGATTTATCGTTTTCCAATGACAAAAGTTCTTCGTATTTTTCTTTAGTTAAAGTATGAATAGGCATTGAGAGTAGGTATGAATAGGAACCATCCACCTCATCAAAATTTGCGGTCTCTAACCAAAGTACGATGGTTTTCTTTGGAACATTGTTTATTTTAAGTTTTCCATCAATGATAGCCTTTATAAAGGCAGCCTTGTTAGATAATACAATGAGTTGTTCTTCAAGAGTTTTTATCAAATGTGCCTTTCTCTTATCATAGTATTTCAACCTGAAATTTACGAAATATTTTATTATATCACTAACATTGTCAAATATCTTAAGTTTTCCATGTTCATCCAACATCGTTAAGTTTTCAGATTGGCGCTCCTCCAATTTTAGAAACTTATGTAGCTTTTTAGAAGCGGTTAATTTCTCTAAATCAGCCCTTTTAAACTTTATAGTGTAATCTATGTTTGATTTAGAATTATCATCATATGAAGCAATATGTTTAGATTCTTCTTTTTCTATTAAATACGTGTCATATTTTTCATAAGTAATTGAAGGTGGAAGCTCTGTTACATTAATAGTAGATGTATTTTTAACCTCTATCGTTCCCCTTAATAACCAAGTGGACTCATTGGACGGGTCTTTCTCGCAGATTCCTGTGAAACCCCTATACCAAGGCTTAGGTTCATCATATCTCTTGTTTTCCAATTCATTAATACATGCAACTATTAGATCTAACGGGTTTCTGTTTAATATATTGGTAGCAAAGCCAACTGCTATACCAGATCCTCCATTTAATAATATTGTAGGTATTATAGGTAGAAAGAATGATGGTTCTATTTCGATACCTTCTTCATATCGTCTGTCCAATAATTCGAAGTCTTTATATAGAAGTTTGAAGTTTTCATTTAATTTAGTTGAAATATATCTAGGAGCTCCTGCATCTGGTGAACGTAAAGATCCAAATTGACCAATTTCATCCAATAGAGGCATTGAGTTTTTAAAGGATTGTGCCATTCCTATTATAGCAGAAGAAAGAGAAGCGTCGCCATGGTGATAGTTTGCGTCAGAAGCAACTTTACCACCTAATTGAAATATTTTTAACGGTTTATCATTATTGTTTTTCCAAACTTTAGATGCTATATGTATTATTTTACGCTGAGTTGGTTTAAACCCATCTATCACAGATGGAATTGCTCTGTGCTCTATTACATACTTTGCGTAGTTTCCGTAATCCTCGTTTAGATAATCAGTTACCGTCTTTTCCATTTTAATTAGTTTATATTGCTAATATACCATTTACTAATCTTAGTTGAATGGCCAAATGAAGATTCTAAAGAAGACATAGTAGCTAGTGCATCATCTTCGTCTTTAACAATATAAGACATGGTGTTATTAATACACCTAGCTTTTTTAGGCTTATTAGTCTTATTGCTGCTACTGTTAGTAACGATTCTTAGTGGACGAGTTACAAACGGAGCATTGGTTAGGTGTATAGTTAATCTTTTCATGATATATTATATTATTTTTTTGCCTTGGGTTTTCCTTTTTTTGGATCCATTGCGTTTTTAAACATTTCTTGTAATTGTTCTTCCTTAGGAACAGTTGATTTAACAACTTCTGCTGCATGTGAATATCCTTGCTTGTATGCCCAAACTAATAAGTCTATCATTTCAGCAAATTGTGGTGTGTCTTCAGTTTTCATTTATTTTATATTTATTTAGTTTTTTACGTAGCGATAACCTAGCCTTATGCAAATTAGATTTAGATGTACCCTCAGCTATGCCCAATAGTTTTGCAATTTCTTTATGTGTATATTCATCTATTACATACATGTTGAATGCAGTTCTATATGCCAATGGAACTTCATTAAGCTCAGCCATTATTATAGCTGGAGTTATGTCTTTATACATTACAAGAGTGTCATCGCTGTCATCTTCTGCATATGTGCTATTGTATAATATGTCACTAGAATATTGTATTTTCTGTATATTTTTTTTATTTGCACGATAAGTGTCAATAGCTTTGTTTACGAATATACGCCTAACCCATCCTTCAAAGGAACCTTCATTTTTATATTTACCTATACATGTAAATAATTTAATGAAAGAGTCATGTAATAAATCCATGGCATCATCTCTATTTTCGCTATATCTTAAACATATAGGAAACATTTCAGGATACATTTTTTCATATATTTCTTTCTGGGAAGATCGTATTCCCTGACTACATTTGGTTATAGTTTCAATTGATATATTTGACATATTAGTTATTTTTAAGAATTCTATGCTTTCTAGGAGTTGAATCTTTACCAAACCAGTCTGATAAGCTTTCTTTATAATCTTTGTCATTTACTAGTTTAATGACATTGGGGTTTTTTATTATCTCTTCATATTCTGCATCTTCAAGCGAAGCCAGTCCCTTCTTATACTCTATATTCCAAGATTTTAAACTACTAGACTTGCTACTATACCATTTGTTAAATTCAGAATCGCTATAAAACTTTACAACCTTTTTATTATTTTTAGCAACTACCAGCGGGGTCATTACTTTGTGAATAATTCCGTTTTCAAACAATTCAGGCCAATATTTATTGAAGAAATTAATTAGTAACGATGCTATTGAATCTCCATCAGGATCTGCGTCAGTATATATGTATATTTTACCATATCTTAAACCTCTAGGTTCTTCGCCTAATTTTAAGCCAATTGCAGCCATTAGATTCTTCACCTCTTCATTTTGAATAACTTTAGAATTAGAAAGTTCACTTACATTTAAGAATTTTCCCTTTAGAGGAAATGCACCTATAGTTTGAGAATCTCTAAATTTCCTAACGGCAGACAGAGCAGATAAACCTTCATATATTCCAAGTATGCAGTCTGTTCTAATACCTTTCTTTTTGGCATCTATTAAGTTTACAACTTTAGCGCTACTGAGGTTCCTATTAAGCTTTCTCAGCTCTGCACGCTCTTCAGCTAACTGTTTACGTTCAATCCAATCTAAAACTAATTGTATCATTTCAGATTTAAATATCAACTTTGCTAACTTTTCAGTTACTTCATGCTTAGTTTTGAAAAACTTAGACTCAGTTATTAATTTTTCTTTGGTTTGTGAAGAAAAGGCTGGGTTTATAATAGTACACTCAATAAATACACAGAGGTGATTACGTATATCGTTAGGTTTAACCTGAATTTTATACTTTTTATTAATCATCTCTCTAAGATACTGTATTAATTGATTAGTGATGTAATCTACGTGATTTCCACCATCTTTAGTATGAACAGAGTTTACAAAGCTAACATTGTTGAAACCTTCCTTAGAGTTAGAGAATCCTATTTTCCAATCTTTAGATTCTTCATAGAAAAATTCATTTTCTTTAGTATATAGCTTAATGTATTCATCGAATTTCTTAAATTTAAGACATTTTACGTCTGTTTTGGATTTCAATGTAGTAGATACATTTATTTTAAGCCCAATGTTACATGCTGCCGCATCTAAGCACTTTTTATATAGAATCATATAAGTAACTTCGTCTATGCCCTTCATGTTAAATCTAGATAGATCTGGATGATATTCTATTTCAGTGAATTTTCTAGACGATTTATGTATATTTGGCTTTTTCCTGTCATGCATGTTGTTTGTGAATACCTGTTCAAATTTATTGGTGCCATCACATGTTTTAACTATGAACTTAGTGCTAAATATATTAGTTAACGTAGATCCAACCCCATTAGTACCAGCTACATTTCTGTCCTCGGTATCGTCAAAGTTACTACCGGCTTTTAAATTTGAAAAAATCATCTCTGGAATCCATTCTTTATGAACTGGATGCTTCTTAACTGGGATTCCGCCGTTGTCCCATACTTTAATATAATTTGAATCTAGATTAAACTCTATTCGTATTTCATTTAATTTAGAGTTTCTTTTATGTTCGTCTATAGAGTTACTAAGTATCTCATCAAACAATTTTACAAACCCAGGGTTATACACAACTTCTTTATTATACAACTCGGTACCATTAAATAGATAATGATCTCCAGTATGTGCCTTGGTAGAACCAATATACATATATGGCCTGTGTAAAACATGTTCAATATCCGATAACTTTCTATACTTTTTTTCTATATCTTTATTAATCATATTTTTTTTTACTGATAATATTAATCATAGTTTTTGTATTTATGTTATATAATACCAAATAAATAATAAAAATATTAATAGGTTTATATTAAATAGGTCTATTATATTAGATAAATAAAAAAAAATAACTACAAATGGCAAACGTTGTAATGAATCACGCTCAATTTATGTCAGCCTGTAAATCAGCTGATAAAAAATATAGAGGAAAAGCTAATGTCGCTCAAAACGATAAGAGTGGAACTAAGGTAAATCAAGATTTATCTAAAATAGCAGGTAAAGGAACTCCATCTATTCAAAGATATACTAAATCATATTTAACTACAGTAAAGAATAAAAGCGTAGTTAAAAAATAATCTTACTAACATGAATAAGCACAGAGCACTTTCGTTTAATAAATTTGCTGTTCTTGAAAAAAAGGGAGCTCTTAAGAAATTGGTAGGTAAAGACCCAGATGAGGAACTTACAACTAACGATGCTAAAAAGCTAGGTAAAAAGATAGCTAAAATGGATGGTACAAATAAAAGAAAGTATGTAGGGATTATAAATTTCCTAGGTGCATCATGTAATATCTACAATGAGCTATGGAAAAACTACACCAAAACTAGAGATAGATTAGAAGAAAAATAATGTTCTAAACATATGAAAGTTTATGAATATGAAGAAGTAAGTGCAAAGGATGGAGGTATACTCTTCCAAACAATATCAAGTAATGATTTAAGTTTTAATATTGTAGACGGGATAACTAGGTTTGAACAATACAATGTAAACACAGACCTACATCAATTAGATGTATTCCCAGATTTAGATTTCAAAAAAGCAAGTGCTACTTCTACGTATTATATACTAAGTGAAACTGTTATACTAAAGCAAAAGTTAGACCTATTAACTGAATGGATAAAAAAGAAGTTAATATTGGACTATGGACAAGAGTTAACGAGTATAACGAGTGGCAAACAGGATAACTTAACTAGAACAATCATAGATTCAACTACTAACAAATATTTTGCAAATACTAATTTTAAAGTTAATATAAAGACTAATAGGTTAGTTTTTAGAGGAGTTTCATCTTCGTTGGATAGTGGAACATCTAAAATAGTATTAAAGGCATCTACTCACATGGTAGATACGTTGGAAAATCAAGTAATAGACAATTGGAAGAACGTAAGTATGAATATATCAGGAACTGGCGCTAACCTAAACATTAATAATACTAACGGCATAGCTAACATAAGCGAATATGATATAGTAGATAAGAAAATGGAAAGCTCTCTAATTGAACTACTATTGCCTTCATTAATAATAAGTTTAAAGGGAGATTCGGTTGAAACGTCTAAAATATGGTCAGGAGATGAAGAATCTCTGAGTAAATTACAAACTAAACATATAAATATAATATCCAATAATACTGGAGTAAATCCAGAATCTATGAAAAGTAATGGAATTAACAATTGATGAATTGAAAAAAGCTTTATAGATAACGAATAAATAAAAATAAATAATTACACTATCATGGCAGGTTTACCACATTTTGATAATTCTAAAGCAGCAACGGAATACTACGAACCGTTGTTTTTAAATCAGTTCGAGGTTATAATAACACCTCCATCTACAATAACAGCAAATGTGGACCTATTGGTTGAACATGTTAAGAAAATTACTGGACTTCCTGAACTAACTGGAGTTGCAACAGTAGAACAATTCTATAAATTTGCTAAGCGTACGTATGCTACTGGAAAACCAGCTAAAACCGATGCTCAATTGACTATTGATTTCGAGGTAAATTTAAACGAGGAGAATGACATGTATGTATATAATATACTTAGAGCATGGGGAGATTTAACATTCGATCCACTCAATGGAAGACAGGGTTTAAAAAAGGACTATGCAGGACAAATATATGTTGCTATTTTTAATAAAGCACAAGACATATACCGAGAATTTAGATTTACACCGGCATATTTAACAGGAGAACTAAGTGCTATGGATTTAGGCTACATTGAAGAAGGTATATATAAAGTGACTGCTAAATTTCAATGTGATTCATATAAAGAAACTAGAATCGGAGCAATAACAGTTTAAAAAAATTAATAAGAATGGATTTATTTGATGTACATAGAAGAGACGTTTTAAATTTCGATAGTTATATGGATTTAAAGAAACCAGGTTTTGGAGGCGATGCATCTTTAGTATACGATAGAGACGCTAAAGGTAAAAAGAATAAAAATGCACAGTCTGAAAATAAACTAAAGGATTACCAAAGAGTAGTTGAAAGAGATCCTTTATTTAAAAGTCCTCATTATAATTCTACCTATAAAGCTATGAGTAATGATGTAGTGTATAAACAAGCAGGCAAGAAACCTACTACATATCCAGATCCATACTTAACAGGTATACCCGTAGTTGAAGTTGATGAAAGCGTAAGCACAAGTTTTGAAAGCTTTATTAATGAAGATGCTAAACTAGTAGGATCTGTAAAAGCAACAGTTGATATAAATAAAAACGTAAAGAAAGAGTTAGATAGAGATGCTGATATACTTAAGAAATTAAAGAAGCAAAGAGATAGTTTATTAACTGAAGGTAAATGCTGTAGCTTCAACCAGTTTGGATCTACTAATGAGAATTGGTATGATGAATATGAAACTGAAACATTCGAACCCGATACTGAAGTTGCGGAACCTGAAATAGACATAGATATAGACACTGAAGAAGGTCCAGAAAATCCTCCTAGAAGAAGAAACAATCCTAATCCTAAGAATCAAGGCAGAATGTCTATTGAAAACGCAATAGAAGATTTAATGAGTTATATGAATATATCTAGAGAAGAAGCATCTGAAATCCTAGCAATAGGAGCCATTGATAGTTTAGAGACTGATACCGAAGTAGCCGAACCTGAAATAGATATCGATATAGATACTGAAGAAGGTCCAGAAAATCCTCCTAGAAGAAGAAACAATCCTAATCCAAAAAATAGATTTTCTAAAAAATCAAATGATTTATCTAGTTTAGGAGAATTATTGAAATTTGGAGAAGCACCTGATGAAGATTGCTACGGCGAAGGACCTGGAGCCTGTTAATCTAAATAAACTCTAAAACTTCTGGTTTAAACAGGGATTTTTCAAAATCCTCTTTTGGATCTATCATATAATAGTTGAATTCTATAATAGGATATTCATTTTTTAAAAACGCAAGAGTATTATATATCCCAGTAGTAGTTATATTTGAATTTAAATATATTATTCTAGTATATTTTTCATTCTTTATATTTATCGCTTTATCCATTAATTTCTTTATTTCATAATTTAATAGAAACGATTGTACTGGATTTGGAACTAAGAATTTAGTACCGAACTTATCTTTTATTATTTTATTTACATTTAGTAAATAATCTTCTTTGGTTTTCTTTGTAAACTTTTTTATAAAAAATTTAAATTCTTTTATAAATATTACATCTAATGATCTTTGGTTTTCCATTCATATATCACTTATTTTTATAATTTCTATTCCAGAAGATCGCAATACCTTAATTCCATCAAGGTCTCTATAATCTTCAATATATACTATTCTCTTAATTCCAGATTGTATTATCATTTTACAGCAATCTTTACATGGTGAAAGTGTTAAGTAAAGGGTGGAACCGCTTATGTCTTGTGTAGACCTTGCTGTTTTTAATATTGCATTAGCTTCTGCATGTAACACGTACCAATAGGTATTTCCGTCTACATCTTCGCAATCATTTGGAAAACCAGTAGGCGTTCCATTATAACCATCAGATATGATCGTAGTACCCTTTACAACCAGGGCACCTACTTTTTTACGTTTACTTTTTGATAGAGACGCCCACACCTTTGCCATGGTTAGGTAGGTTTTATGATATTGTGCTTCTTTATTTGTCATTTTTCATGGTTACCATTACTAATATAACAAGCTGCAATAATATTAAATAGAATCCAAAGAGCTGAATCCATTTTAAATCATACACCTCACGTAATGTAAGATAATATGTAAAATATGATATACCACATGCTATAGTCCAAAAGACTAACATGCCAAGTATATTCTTCAATACACTTACTAATTTATTTTTCATAGGTCAATGTTGTTATATTTCCTGTTAAGTTTTGATATATCCAATTGGATATGTTTCCATCTTTTTCATCTGGTGTATAATGATCTTCAAAATTTTCAAATTCATGTACGAGTTCCAGTTTTTTAAGAATGTTAGTGGGCGTGCCATCAACGTTTATTAGATCGCTATCTAAAGGTGGCATTTGTTTATTTTCAAATTGATAATGTAACATGTCCAATGCTTTTTCAAAATCACGCTTATATATATGCATTGAATCTATTACATGTGAATATTTTCCTAGTTCTAGATCAGGATATGTTCTTCGTAAGTGATTTAACATCTGTTGCTGCAATACAGTGAAAAAAGCTATGTCAGTTGGCATTCCTAATATTACATCGTTGCTTCTCATCTTTACAGACATTCTAAGCTTATTATTTCGTATTAAAAAACTAGCATACATTGTACATACGAAATCTTTATT